TGTTCTTACCAGAAGGTGCAAATGCAATAAGTTATACAAATTGTATTTTTTATGATAATCAAAATAAAACTCTTCCAGAAGGGCAAGATCTATCTACAAATATATTAGTTGATATAACCAAATTAAATTTATCATTAACAGGTAAAACTAAATTTAAAATAGTAGAAGCTGAAAATCCAAAAGATGATTTTTCAAATATAAGTATAAAGACAATAAATGTATTTGAATTTGATGCAGAAGTCAAAAACCAAAATGAAAATAAAATAAAAAATGACTAGACTTTTAAAAAGATATATGTTAATATAAGAATTGTCAATAGATTTCGTAATAGATTCTAAAATTTATTACGAAACATTTTATGCCGATGTGGCGGAATTGGTAGACGCACACGACTCAAAATCGTGCGGGAAACCATGTGGGTTCGAGTCCCACCATCGGTACCAAATAAGAAAAACCTTGTAACTGCTGGAATATAAGCACTTTACAAGGTTTGCTTTTATAAAATTAATGCAATACTAATGCAATAGACTTTTAATTTAGTTTTTTTAGCTCTTGTTGAATAAAATCATTTGATATAGAAGTATAAACATCATTTGTTATTGTACTACCTTCAATATGTCCAACTAGACTCTGTATTACTTTTGGGAAAAGTCCTTTTTCAACACATCTTGTTATAAAAGTGTGTCTTAATTTATGAGAATGTAAAGAAGAACAGATATTATATTTTTCGTTTATTCTTTGTAGATAAGAAGTTATTTCACCAGGAGTAATATAAGTGTTTTTTTGATAATTCCAAAACAATAATCCGTTTATATTAGCAGTTCTGTTTTTTAAAATATCTACTATTACCTTTTTTACGTTTGCACTCATAGGGAAGGTTCTTTTACCATTGTCAATACAGACTCTTTTTTTATAAGTCTTTGTATGTTCGCCAAGTATAATATTATAATTAAGATCTTGAGTTAATGTTCGATATACAGTTAAGGTATTATTTTTTAAATCTATACAGTCAATAGTTAGAGCTAATGTTTCTCCAATTCGCATTCCTGTGTATAATTGTAATAAAATAATATCTCTATATTTATGATTTCGTTCTTCATTATTCAAAATATTAATAAGTTTAGTCTCTTCTTCTATTAATAATGCTTCTATTTTTTTATTTTCTTTTTTAGAAATTGGCTTTGTTAGTGTTTCGTCAAGCATGATATTGTAAGATAATTTTCTTCTGGAATAAGCAATTTGAAAAGTTTTATTGATAGCTGCCCAAATTTTATTAATTACTGAATTAGCATATTCTCTTATATTAGGTTTGCTTTTTTCTATGTCTTCCACGGTTATTTTTTGAATAGGTTTATTAACAAAATTTTCACAAGTCTTTTTTATTTGAACAACTGTCTCTAAGTCTCTTCTATAAGACCTATCAGAAGTGATACCGTCTTTGTGTTTTTGTTCTACATATTTTTCTAGTATTGATATGAAAGTATCATTATATGTAGCAATATAGGTTCCTTGATTAATATCATTCATTGTCTTTGTAAATCTATCTTTAAATTCCTTTTTACCTTCATTTTTTCTTTGTGTCAAAGTTTTTCTTTTTCCTGTAGAAGGTTCTACATATTGTGCAACATATTTGTTTAATGCTTCACTAAAATATATTGTTCCGTTCTCCGTTTCCTCTTACTTTAACATTTTTGTTTTTTCTTTCATTTTTCATAATAAAAATACCTCCAAATTTCTTTAATTTATTTTTAATAAACTATTGAAAAGTGAAGGTATTTTATATATAATAATAATCAATCACTTTCAATAGTGGGGAAGGGAATAAATGTATCGGGTTGTGGTGATTTGATTACATCTATTCCTTTTTTATTTATATTAAACTAATATGCCATATTTTTCGACATAAAAGTTAATACATTCAATCATATATTTACAGTCTACATTAAAGTAGTCTGCTAACTCATACAAATTAAAACCTTGTGTGAGTTTTTCTTTTAATTTTTGAAGTGGAACTAAAATAGAGTAAGCCCACTTCATTGCTCTATATTCACATTTTTTCTTTTGTATATTGTTAGAATCAAGATAATATAAAGCATTGCAATAATAATGTCCAAGTTCTTCAGCCAAAATTTCTTTTTCTTCAATGCTATTATTTATTTGTTTGCTGTCTAAAGCAATATAATAGTTATTATCGATTTCAAATATTCTAGCTTTAGTATTTGTCCAATTATAATTTAAAATGTCTATTTTTTCATTCTCAGCAATTTTATACATATCTAAAGTATTCATGTTATCCTCCGTAAAAGATTATATTACAATGTGATAGTAAAAATAGTCTTTATTATATTTATTTTTCTATGTTAATTATATTTTGAATAAAATGCAATTAAATTGCATAAATTAATAATATAATTGTTGACAATCATTCTTGAAAATGTTACAATTATTGTACCAGAAGGGAAAAACCCTTTGTTCGGTGTACAAGTAAGGTTAGATTGAAAAATTAAGTGTATTTTTAAATACACCTACTTACTTGGGAAAGAGCCATTCAGAAGGCTCTTTTTTTATGGCAAGTATATAGAAGTATTTAAAAAATTTGTTCTTTTTCTATAAGTTGCAAAATCATTGTTTTGTAAATAATTATAGTATGCATGTCTAACTTCTCCAACTAATAAATCGGCTGCTTGAACAGGATAATTATAGTATGAATTTTTATATTTTACTTTTACTATAACGGAAGATAGTATTGGCGGAAAACTAATTCCATAATCATAATTCATAATACCAAATTGCAATTCTTCTTTTATAGAACTCTCTAAGTCATAGTAACCATTGGAAACGGTAGATTGTTCGTCTAAATTAAGAATTAATCTTACTGATTGTTGACTATTTATTCTATTTTGTGAGATTAAATTTTCAATAATCTTTTTTACTTCACGTTTTATAATGTAATCTTTAAACCTACCTTTTGAAGCCTTACTATCAAAAATATAATCTTTAATTTTATAGTTAGAAACCACAGCAACAGAGGTATCATATTTTTTTATAAAATTTAACAATCTTCTTCTATCTTGGGGTTTCAACATATTTGATTTTAATTCAGGACAATTATAAATACAAGTTTGATAATTGTGTGATGTACAATATTTTTTGTTCAATGAATCATCTTTTAAAAAATTTTTACAATATTTTGGTTTTATTAAATCCACTAAGGCTTTATATTGTCTCGAAAAGTTTTCTTGTTCTTTTAAAGAGAGAAAAAATACGCCACCATAAACAAAAACCAATTCGTTAGGTTCGCCCTGGACTAATCTGCCAGAATCGTCCATATTGATATATATAATTTGTTCATAATTTTCTTCCATTTATTTTCCCCCATTTTTCTTTTTGTTCTTAATAAACTCAACAAATCTGTTTATTTCTTCAATTTCATCTTCATCAAGGCCTTCTGTATTAATGCCGTTATGATTAGCATAACGAAAATCATTGCTACTACTATTACTAAATTGTTTTTTATATTCATTTTCATCTAAATAAATTGTTTGATTATCATTTAATAATTTTAATAAATAGTCTAAATCCATATGCATTGCTTGAGCTAATAGCTTTAAAGTTTCTATACTTGGATTGATAGGTTTGTTAGTTGTTGGATTTACATTTTTTTCTAGCATATGAATATAGCTTCGACTAGAGCCAATTAAATCAGCAAAATCTTGTAAAGACAACTGATGTTGTGTTCTATATTGTTTTATAATATCTCCTAAAAGCATTACGAGCTACCTCCTTCAAGCAATATTGTACAATAAATTTTACAAAAAAGCAATATTTTTATTAATTTTTTGTAAAATATACTTGACAACGAAAAAAATAGGTGATAATATATGTACAGTAAATAGAACGGAGGTGCAAAATGAAAAATAAAGTAAAATACTATAGGGAAATGAAAGGCATATCTCAGGAAGAATTAGCCGAAAAATCAGGTGTTTCAAGAACTACAATTTCAGGGTTTGAAAATGAAACAATAAAAGTTACAACAAATTCAACAATGGATAAAGTTGCAAAAGCACTTGGTGTTAGTACAGTAGAACTTTTTTATACCTCTAGTGTTCAGCAAATAGAACAAAAATAACCACAACCCGATACAAAAAAGAAAGAAGGTGAAAATATGGAAGAAATATTAAAAGCAATCAATTCAAATTTAGAAATATTAGTAAATGAAAAAGAACATAACAATGATTTTGAATTATTAACAGCAGAGCAAATTGCAAATGAAACAGGAATAGCAGTAAATAGAGTAAGGAAGCTTTTTAACAATAAAGATTTAGCAGTTCAAACATATGCAAAGCCACGATTAGTAACAAGAAAAGCTTGGAATGAATTTATAAGTGAAAGAAGGTAAAACAAATGAAAAGAACATGGAAGAATTTTAGATTAGATCCAAATAAGGTATATGCATTTATAGGAAAAGCAACAGTAGTAATTTTAGCAAATATGGGAATGTCAGCAATGTTAGTATATGGATTCTTACAAAATACAATATATTAGGAGGAAAGTATGAAGGATTTAGAAAAAGAAAAACAGGAAGAGAAAGAAGAAAAAAGAAGATTTTATCTTTCCCTAATAAGTTTAGCATTAGCAATTGCAGCATTAATAGTCAATTTATACTTTAAGTAAAGCAAAAATATATGTAAATTTTACAAGAAAGGAGTAGATAAGAATGTTTAGAAAAACAAAAGAACTACAAAGTTTAGTAAATGCAAGCAGAAATGCATTAAAAGAAGCAGAAAGAAAAATAGAAAGATTAGAAATGAGTCAAAAAGATTTAAGGTCGGAAATAGAAGATGAACATTTAGAAAATTATAAACATCATAGAAAATTGCTAGAAATAGAAAAACTTTTACAAGAACAAGACTGTAATAGCATAGAAAATTTAAAGAACAAAATAAGAACTATACTAAACAAAAAAGAACTAGTAGACCTACTAAAATCAAACTAGTTCAGAGACACTTAAATATATGAATCTATTGATATTATAACATTTTAAGTAATAGAAATCAAGAGGTACAAAAATGATTGTAAAAGATTTAAGTACAAGTTTTTATCCATGCCCAAAGCGGACAAAATAATTTAACAATAAATAATAAAGCAAAAAGAAATACTACTAAAGTAAATCACAAGAAGCGGAACAAATGAAGTAGTAACAGACTTTTGCATTATGCCTAGAAGTACAAAATACAGTATAAGAAGAACTAAAAAATATTGTGAAAGGCATGAAGTATATTATTCAAGAGCATATAGAAATAAAAGTATAAAAGATGGACTAATAATATTTTTAACAGAAGAAGATCATAGAGGCACCAATGGAGTTCATGGAAAAAATGGGGACAAATTAAATAGATATTTGAAAAAGGTAGCGCAAAAGGCATGGATAAATTATTATCACAAAACAAAAGAAGATTTTATACAAAGATATGGAAAAAGTTATATTTAGGAGGCACAATATGGAAAAACCAAATTACTATTCAATAATACCAGCTAAAGTAAGATATGATAAAGATTTAATGGCAAACGCAAAATTACTATATGGAGAAATTACAGCTTTATGTAATGAAAAAGGCATTTGCTGGGCTAGAAATGAGTATTTTGCGGATTTATATGATGTTAGCAAAGAAACAATATCACGTTGGATAAGTCAATTAAATAATAAAAAATATATAAACATAAAGATGTTTTATAAAAAAGGCAGTAAAGAGATAGATAAAAGGATAATATCTATTAGTCAGTACCCTATTGACGAAAACGTCAATACCTATTGTCAAGAAAATCAAAGTAATAACCTATTGACAAAAACGTCAATACCCTATCCACAAAAAAATCAAGAGGGTATTGATGAAAACATCAAAGAGAATATTACAAGTATTAATAATAAAGAAAAAGAAGAAAGGAATTTTCAAAAAGAACTAAAAGATGTTACTGAGTTCTATGAAAATAACATAACGTTAATAACAGCATTTGTTTCAGAAGATATAGAAAAATATTTAAAATCCGGACTGTATTCAGACTTAATTATTGAAGCAATGAAAGAAGCGGTTTCTAGAAATAAAAGAAATTGGAAATATGTTACTGGAATATTAAATGATTGCATAAATAACAAAGTATATACAGCAAAACAATTTAAAATCAAACAAGAAGAGTTTAAATCTAATAAAACAATACATAAAAACAGCAAAACAAAGGAAAAAATAGAATACGATGAAGTTGATTTTACTAACGAAGAAGAATACAAAGAAAAAATACTAGGGAAAGGATAAAACATGTATGATGAAGATATAGAAAAAACAGTGCTTTATTACTTGATTTTTGAAAAAGAAGCAATTGTTGTAGATGAAGAAGATTTCTTTTTACCGAAGCATAAACAAATAATTAACGCAATATTAGAACTACAAAATAAAAAAGAAGAAATCAATATTTTAAGCATAAAAGATAAAATAAAAGGTAAAGACATAGACATTTTAAAATATATAAGTAATATAGCTGAGTGTAGATATGGCAGTTCAATACAATATGCTTATAGAGAATTAAAGAGATTAAGCAAAAAAAGAAAGTTAATAAAGCTAAGCAATGAGATAAAAGAAAATGCAGAAAATGAAAGAGAAACAGAAATATACATAGAAAAAGTAATTAAACAGCTTAATGACATAAATCAAGAGACAGAAAAGGAGAAGACGTTTTTAGATATAGTTTGCGAAACATCAGATATAATTGAAAAAAAGAGAATACAGGGAACAAAATATGATTATAAATATTTCACAGGAATATTTGATTTAGATAAAACCACAAATGGTTTACATGAAGAAGAACTAACGATAATTGGAGCTAGACCAGGTGTAGGAAAAACAACATTTGCATTACAAATTGCACAGCATATAGCAGAAAAGGGAACCGTGGTAGGAATAGTTAGTTTAGAAATGTCAGAAACTCAAATAGTACAAAAACTAATATCTAAAGTTTCAAATATAGATAGCAATAAGCTAAGAACAGGAAATTTAAATCAATTAGAACAAGAAAAGGTGGCAATGGCAGAAGGAAAAATATCAGATTTACCGTTTTTTATAAATACGAGAATTAGGAACATACAAGAAATAGAAAATTATGCAAGAAGATTAAAAAACAAAAACAATCTAGGATTACTAGTAATTGACTATATTCAATTAGTGAAAAGTAAAAATAAGTTTAACAGTAGAGAACAAGAAGTTGCAGAAATATCAAGAACATTAAAATTATTAAGTTTAGAGTTAAAAATTCCGGTCATAGGGCTATGCCAATTAAACAGAAATGCAGCGAAAACTGAACCAACTTTGGCAGATCTAAGAGAAAGTGGGGCAATTGAACAAGATGCTGATAACGTTATTTTTATATATAAAGAAAATGATAATGAAGAAGAAAAAACAGTAGAAAATGTAGTAGTAGATTTGCAAAAGCAAAGAGCGGGAGGACTAATAAAAGTAATGCTTAGATTTGATAAAAAAGTAAGCGAATTTAGGAATTTGGTCAGGAGGTAAGATATGAAAAAAGTTATAAATGAAGAAGATATAAGAAAATCAAATGATTTAGAAAGATGCAGATTATTAATTGCAATAATAAAACGGACAAGCAGTATATACACAAGATATAAAAACTCATTAAAAGGAGGAGTTTATGAATAATATAACGAGAGAAACAAGAAAAGAAAGTTTTGGAAAAATACAATTAAAAAGGAAATGCAAACTAATATATGAACAGCTAGGAAGCGGAGAATATACAGCAAGAGAATTAGCAATAAAAATGTACAATACAACTGATGAAAATGGAAATAGATTACTAAGAACCGCAGAAAGACAAGAAACAGCTCCGAGGTTAACAGAATTAGTAAAATTAGGGCTAGTTGAAACAGAAACTAAAAAATATGATGAAGTAAGTGCCTGCAATGTAGCAGTTTATAAAAGAAAGGAACGGAACAAATGAAAGTGGATAAAAGAATTATTATATTTATAAGTATTGCATATGTAGTAGGAATAATATTAGGAACAATACTAGGAATGATGATAGCATATGACAAAGATAAAGAATTAATAAATAATCAATATATAGAATTAGATAATTCAAGAGAAGTAATAGACAAGTTAACACAAGAAAATAATAAACTAGAAACAATATTAAACAATTATACAATAGAGGAGAGAAAAGATGGCAATTCATATGAACAATACTAACAAAAGAACAGTTTGAGACTAATGGTTATAAAGTAGGAGGAGAAGATGAATAGAGAGATAAAATTTAGAGGGAAACTTGTAAATAGCAAAGAATGGGCGGAAGGAAACTTATGTATACGAGTAGACGGTACTTATATTATAACTCCCGATGAAACAATTTTAGGGAAATATGGAAAAGTTAATAAAGAAACAGTAGGACAATACACAGGACTACACGATAAAAACGGAAAAGAAATATATGAGGAAGATGTCGTAAAAATAACAAATAAAAACAGCAAAGTGATACCAATAAAACCTTTAATTGCACAAATTGTTTGGTCAGAAGAATATTTGGCTTATATATTAATAACTACAAGTGTAAAAGACGCATTTGAAAATTTAGGAGATTATATTGACTATGATATAGAAGTGATAGGAAATGTTTTCGAGAATCCAGAGTTATTAGGAGGAAAATAGATATGCTAAAAATAAGAGATGATATAAATTTAGAAGAACTCAAAAAGTATCGGATACGAATTATTAGAATATGATAATTATTACAGAAAATATGAAAAAGATTATCGAGTTCAGATAAACATTTTTGATAGAAAAATTTTAGTATTTAAGAAAAGAAAAAATAGCAACTGGGGAGATTATATAGGGTATAGTGGAGAAGAAGAAAAAATAAAAGAATATATACAAGATTTAATCAAAGCAAATTTAGTGGTAAAGGAGTAAAGAAGATATGAAAATATATTGTGGTGGTAGAGCAAATGGAAAAACAATGAAAACAATTCAATTATCAGTAGAAAAACAAATGCCGATAGTATGTTGGAATTATGAACATAAAAAAGATATAGAACACAGAGCTTACAAAATGGGAGTAATATCTAAAATGCCAGAACCTATATTGGCGATAGAAGTAAGAAAAAAAGTAATAGGCAATAGAAAAGGCTTAATAGTTGATGATTTAGATATTCTTTTAAGAAAGATATTAGATGACAATGTTTACTATGCTACTATGGAAGATTGTAATATAGAAAAGTTGGAGAGGAGTTATACACAGTGAAAGAAAAGACAAAAGGTAGAAAAATATATTTTAAATGTCCAAAATGCAAAAAAATAATCGAAAGGTCAAAGGATAACCCTTTTATAAAATGGAAATTTTTACATTTATTTTGTGAGAGTTATTGCGAAAAACATGGAGAAAAGGTATTGATGAGGAGGTGTTTTAAGTGGCAAGACAATTACATCATAGAAAAAAAGATAATAAATATGCTTTATGGTCAACAGTAATAGATGATTATGTAACAACATGGGATACAAAAGAAAATATAAAACAATATTGGATAAATGAAAAAGTAGAAAAGGTAATTCAAGATGTTAACAAATGGATGGAAGAAATAGACAAGGAGGTGTTTTAAGTGAAAGTTAAAGAATTAATAGAAAAATTAAAGTTAGAAGATGAAAATGCAGAAGTCATATTAAGTGCAGATGAAGAAGGAAATTATTATAGTCCACTTGAAGGTACATTAGGATTTGGTAAAGGCTATTATATTCCAAACAATACTTGGAGTGGACAATTTTTAAATCAGGATTATATAGATGATGAAAATGAAATTGAAGGCGAGATATATGAAACTAACAAAGATAAAGCCCAAAGATGTATAGTTCTATTTCCTATAAATTAATTGGAGGTGTTTTAAGTGAAAACAACTGATGATATAAAAAATAAAGACTTAAAAATACAACTATTAGCAGATAAAATAATGTCATTATTGCCGTTAGTTGATGGGATTATGGAGAGTATGGATAATGAAGATTTTGAATTATTAGAAGAGGCAAGAGAATGTTTAGAAGCCAAAATAAATTATGGCAATAGTGCTTCTATTGTAATAATAGCTTTAGGTGGAAACTATGATGATACAGAAGATAAAATGAAAGTAAGAACATTAGATTGCTTAGTTGAATTAATAAAGGCTAGAAAAGAATATAGGGAAGCATTATTAAAGAAACGAGAAAGGCAAAAAAATAGGCAAGAAGCAATAAATATGTTTAAGGCTATGGGAATGTTTTAGGAGGTGCTTTAAGTGAAAGAAAATAGTATAGAAGAAACAATAAAACAATTAAAATTAATATTAAAAGTTCGTAAAGAACAAAAAGAAATAATAGAATGCGCTGGAGGAAGTTGTATAAATTGTGATCCAGATATCAGAGCATTAATTGAAAGTATAGATATTTTATCAGATTATAAAAGAGTATTAAAGGAGAATGGATTGTTAAGACAACAAAATATATCATATAAAAATAATATCCACGAATTAAAGGAAGTGAAGAATAAATGAATGAGGAAGAAAAGAAAGCTTTTGAATATAGTAAAAATTGTTTAATGAAAATAACTTTGGGAATAAATTGTGAATTTGATGTAAATATATTGGACACACTTTTAAATATTATTAAAAAACTGCAAAAAGAAAATGAAGAATTAAAGGAAGATAGGAATAATAATTATCAAATGATAGCATTAGCACAAAATGAAATGTTAGGATATATACAAGGATATGAAGATGGTAAAAAATTAAAGAGAAGTGCTGTTGCATGTGTAGTAGAAAATCAACAGTATTATATAATAAAGAAAGAAATTGAACATTATAAAGAACATATAGAAAAACTACAAAAAGAGAATGAAGAATTAAAAAATGATTATGAAAATTTAAATAATAGTGTAGTAGTTAAAAATTATTGTATAAAAAACAGTATTCCAATTCAAAAAATAAAAGACAAGATAAAAGAAGAGAAAATGCCATTAACAATAGTAGGAGGAATAAGGAATAAAAAAATATTAGGATATGGAATAAGTTTAGGAAGAATGCAAGTTTTACAAGAGCTAATAGAAGAAAGAGAGGAAAAATAGTATGTTAGGATATTACATAAAAAGTACAATAGTATTTTTAATAATATACTTTGCTTCAAGTAGAGCAATAAGAACATTATTACATAATAGAGATGAAATAGATTATAAAAAATATACAAAAAAAAGATAGCAAAGGAATGTGGTATATATTTTGTTTTATACCAGTTTTAAGAGTAGTAGTATTGTTAGTAATGTATTGGTTAACAATAGCTTCTAAAGAAGATTTAGACAAGTTATTTGATAAAAAGGAGGACTAGCATATGACACAAGAACAAGAAAAAGCAATATATAGATTAAAAGTACATAAAGAGTATGCAGGTGTAAACAAAGACTGTTGCATTGTAAATGTTGAAGATATAGAAACAGTATTATATATGCTAGAGGAAAAAGAATACAAAATAAAGCAATTAGGAAAAGGGCAACAAGCGTTAATGCAAAGTAGAAAAAAATGGAAATATAGATATTATAAAATGAAGAATAAAAATAAAGATTTACAAAAATCAGTGGAGCAGATATATGATGATTATCAAGATATTGGAAAAATGGCTTTTGATTATTCAGACAAACTAGAACAGAAAGACAAAATAATAGATTTAATGGCAGAAAGAGTATTGTTAACAGAAGAAGAGTGGAAAGAGATAAAAGAAAAGAATATATATAATGTTATAAAGAAAGACACTCATAAACTAATAAAGCAATATTTTGAAAATAAAGCAAAAGAATTATTAAATAAATAAAAGAGCATACTACAATAAGGTGGTAGTATGAAAGAAAATGAGATAATAACAAAATGGAAACAAGGTTTAAGTAAAAATCAATTAGCAACAATGTATAAAAGACAATACAATCAAGAAATAAAAATAATAAGATCAAGTGTAAGACATAGACATGATGGAAGATACATAAGCAATTATGAAGCATTAGCTTATGTTGAAAGGGTAATATATGAGTATTTAAGAAGGAAGTGAAGATATGAATATAAAAGAAAAGATTGTCACGCTAATACCTAAAAAAACAGAAAGTGTAAAAGAAATAAAAGTTCCTGATCTAAAACAGTATTTAGTAAATGGTTATGAAGAAATAAGACAAGTAAAAAAGGAAAATATAGAGTTAGAGAATCAGTTAGAAGAAGAAAAGAAAAATAAACAGTTATATGAAGGAGCACTAGTAACATTATCAGAATTTCAACAAAGAGATAAAGATAATAAAAACGAAATTAATAGACTTAAAAATAAAATAAAAGAAAAGGAACAAGAAATAAATAATATAAATTCACAACTTAATACATATAAAATTAAACAAATCGAATACGACAAAAGAGAAAAAAATTTAAAAAATGAAATAAATGAGAATGTAAAAACAAAAATAGATATATTAAAAGGTAATATATGTAACAAAATAAAGAATACAAAAGGAAATCTAAGCAAGGATAGAATGATAGATATTATCTATAAAGAAGCGGAAAGTATTTAAAAGGAAGGAAAAACAAAATGGAGAAATTTATTGTATATAGATATTACAATACTATATTGTACTGTACTTATGAAAGAGTAGAATTAACCAAAAAAGAATTAAAAAACTATTTGTTTAAGCATCAAACAGAGCTAGAAAATATCGAAGTGTTTAAAAAATCAGAAAAAACAAAAATCAATATAAATGTCAATATTGATATTATTTAAGAAACGGAGTGATACAAATGACAATAAATCATATATACAACATAGTAGTAAACACAATGAATAAATTAGAAAATATAGACTTCATAAGTTTTGATAAGAGAAAATATAATCAGCAACAATTAAATGAAGCATACAGGATTTTAGACAACCTTAAAGATGAATTAATAAGAGAAGATATAAAAAGGAAAAATACAAATGAATAGAGATAAACAAATACAAAAAGTAAATAATTTATATAATAGCATGTGTTGTTTAATAATATATGCAGATAAAGAAAAATTGAATTATACAACAAACAGACTCAAAGAAGAAATTGAAAAATTAAAGTTGTAGGAGGTACGAATGAACAAAAGTGAGTTAATAGAATTATTAAAGAACTACAAGGAAAATAAAGCTAAATTAAACATAAAATTAAAAGAGTTAAAGACAGAAAGAATAAAACTGAAATATGTAAATGATACTGAAACGAGTATGACTGCAACATACGGAACTAATCAAGATATACATAGTAAAAACCAAATAAGCGATAAAGTTTCAAGAAGAATAGAAGAAAATGATAATAAAAGACTTGAAATAGAAAAACGCATAGAAACTTTAGAGGAAGAAGTTAGAAAACTAAGAGAAAAAGTAGAATCAGTTGATGACAGATTAGAAGGATTAAAGTTTAAGGAAAAAGAAATATTAGTGGCATATTATGTAGAAGGAATGACAGCGGAAGATATAGGAAATAGACTGTATTTAAAATTATTTAATCAGACCAGAAGTGATAGGCATATACAAAGAATAATAGAAAAAGCTACTGAAAAAATGATAAAATTCTAAATGTCGTAAAAATGTCGTAAAAATGTCGTAGATTTATACAAATATATATAGTATAATAACAATAGTAAAATTGTAATCGTTCAGCGATGGACAAGCCCGAGATTACAAAAGTATTTATTACAAGTTTGTGTGTATTAAGAATAGATGTTTTAAATGTCTATTCTTTTTATTATGCATTATTACCAGTATGCTAGGTAACTGATAATATAAATAACTATTATGTATTTGGATACAATAGCACTCCTTTAAAGATTTTATAACAAGAACTTTCCTAGCAAGTTCTTTATTTATGTAAGATTAATTCAAAAGGTTTGAAACTTGCCTGCTAAGCAATGTGTACCAAAACGGTATGGGGTTCGTGTCCTCAGTCTTACGCCAATAATTTATAAAAAAGAAGGTGTACATATGAACAATCAAGAAAGAGTAGAAAAGTATAAAAAAGAAAACTGCAGTAGATGCAAAAGAAGAAAAGAATTTGAATGTGATATAAGAGTATTCCAAAGTAAAGACGCAATATGTACAAAGTGTATAAATTATGAACGAGAAGATTGACTATGCTAATTGCATGAAAAGAAAATGTGAACAATGTAGATACTATGAGTATTGCTTCAAATATAAAGTAAAGAAAAAAGGAGGTAATTATCATGCTAGTAAAAGCAACAGATAAATATGAAAAATTAAACATAAAAGATTTAGAACTAAACAAAATACCAAAGAAGGGTGAAATATTTGAAGTATCAGAAAAAAGATATAAAATATTAACTAAAGAAAACGAATATCACGAGATATTTGTAAAAAAAGTAGAAGAAGTAGAAGAAATAGAAACAGCAACTAAAAAAGTAAAGAAAGAAACAGCTGTGAAAAAGAATACAAAGAAAACTAAATAGTTATGACATATAGAGATAATCCTGAGATAGAAAAGAAATATAAAAGCAAAAGATGGCAGAGCTTAAGAAAGCAAAAGTTACTGATGACAAACGGTTTATGTGAAAGATGTTTAAAGAAGCGGAATATATAATTCTGCTGTAATAGTGCATCATAAAGAATATGTTACTGATTTAAATTATGAAGATGATAATATATTTTTTAATATTGATAACTTAGAATGTTTATGTCAAGACTGTCATAACAAAGAACATTTTAGCAGTAGCGAAGAAGAATATATATTCGATGAGAATGGAGATGTAGTAAAGAATGAATTTAAATAACAAAAAAAGTATAGATATACAATTAAATATAGAAGCGGAAGAAACGATAAAAAAATTGGAAAAGATAAAGCAATTATTACAAGATATAATAGAATTAGATGAAACAATATACAATAAAAAATATAAATATTATAGACATAAAGATGGAAGTGTATCAACATGTGCAGAAATAGAAATTAATATCAAATAAAAGATAATCATAAGAAGTAGCAATCCCCCCTGTATTCATTCCACACTGTGCTAATGGGAGAACGGTGGGTGGGGGTTCGAAAAATACACAAGTTAATCCATGCGAGGGGTGTAGGTAAGGAGGTGTAGATGTGGAAGAAGAAAAAAGTAATTTACGTGAAAAATTAAGCGGTCAGGCACTTATAGAAAAAAATCAAAAAATAAGAAAAGAAACTAATAAATTAAAGAAATTATTCAAAGAATTACCAAACAATAAAAAGAAAATGGCAGAAAAGCTAATTGAAAATGCTTCTTTTATGTCTATAACGCTTGATGAACTTAAAGAAGATATAAAATTATACGGAGTAAAAGAAACATATGTAAATGGCAAAGACCAATTTGGATTTAAAGAATCAATAGAAAGTAAAACATACAATACAATGGTAAAAAACTATATGAATATCATAAAACAATTAAATGATATGTTACCAGCGGGAAAACAAGTTGATATAGACGATGAATTTGAAAGATTTAATGGTGGAATATGACATACATTGAAGAGTATTATCAATTTTTATTAAAGAATCCAGATAAGGCATGTCATAAAGTTTTAATAACATATAAGAAACTTACACAGGATATATACAATCCTAAGCAAGTTTCTTTTTTTAATGAAATAACAGAAGAACAGGAAATACATACATATATTTTTAACGAATCAAAAGGGAATAGACCAATAAATTTTATAGAAAAGTTTTGCAAACATTCAAAAGGAAAGTGGGCAGGAAAGCCAGTAATGTTAGAATTATGGCAAAAGGCTTTTATACAAGCACTGTTTGGATTTGTAGATAAAGAAACAGGACTGAGAAAATACAAAAAAGGAATATTAGATGTTGGAAGAAAAAATGGTAAATCAACAATAGATGCTGGACTTGGAAATTATATGTTGACATCTGACGGCGAAGGTGGAGCGGAAGTTTATTCTGTAGCAACTAAAAAAGACCAATCCAAAGTTGTTTGGGAAGAAGCAAAAAGAATGATAAAAAAGAGTCCGGTTTTAGCTAAAAGAGTAAGATGCTTAGTAAATGGACTATTTTTTGATAAAACAGAGAGTTCTTTCAAAGCACTTGCATCTGATTCTAACTCATTAGACGGATTAAATGCTTATTTTGTTATATGTGACGAAGTACATGCATGGAAAGACAAGAATTTATTAGATGTTATGTACGACTCAATGTCTGCCAGAGAGCAACCTTTACTTTTAGAGACATCAACAATGGGAACAGTTAGAGAAAGTGTATTTGACAACGAATATGAATATGCTTCAGCAATAATAGATGGATATGAAGGACAAGAAGGCGGAATTATAGATGAAACAGTATTAGCAGTTATATATGAATTAGACAAACCTGATGAATGGCAAGAAGAAAAGAAATGGTATAAAGCGAATCCTGGCTTAGGAACAATAAAAAATATAAAAGATTTAAGAGATAAAGTAAATAGAGCTAAAAACAATCCCACTGAATTAGCTAATTTGCTTTGTAAAGATTTTAATATAAGGCAAAATGACCAGGACAAATGGATTAGTTTCGACATTGCTAATAACGATGAAACTTACAATATTGAAAATTTATTTGATAACTATGCAGTCGCAGGAGTTGACTTATCAAGCACAACAGATTTAACATGTGCAACTTTGTTAATTATGAAAGATAAAAAGAAATATGTAATGCAACAATATTTTATAGCAAGCGACAGGTTAGAATTTAAAATAAAAGACGACAAAATACCGTATGACAAATGGGAAAAAAGAGGTCTTGTAACTGTGTGTGAAGGAGCAAAAGTTGACTATTCGCAAGTGACAGAATGGTTTTTGAATGTGAAAAATGAATATGAAATTGCACCTTTGTGGATAGGATATGATCCTTGGAACTCAAATTATTGGGTTGACGAAATGAAAGAAAATGGGTTTGAAATGATAGAAGTAAGGCAAGGACCAAAAACAATGAGTAATCCAATGAAACAGTTAGAAGCTGACTTAATTGAGAAAAAAGTAAATTACAATAATAATCCGATTTTAAAATGGTGTTTATGCAATACAGCAGTAAAAAGAGATGACAATGATAACATAAGACCTGTCAAAGGAAAAAAACAAAGAGCAAGAATAGATGGTACAGTAAGCTTAATAATAGCCTACTGTATTTTATTTGAAAAAATGAATGATTATTTAGCACTACAGGAGGAGTAAGATGAAAAAAGAAAAAAGAAGCTTGTTTAACATGGTGTTTGGAAATAAAGTTCAAAAAATGGTAAATGAGACAACGCTAAAGTTGCTAAGCGGATATAATGCAACATATACAGATATTTCAGATAATATTGCAGACAACATAATAGCAAGAGAATGCATCAACACTATAGCAACACATTGTGCAAAGATGATGCCCAAACACTATCAACAAAATGGTGAATTAAAAAACCATATTTCTGGGCAAATAAATTATATTATTAGTGTAAAACCAAATCCGTTTATGACTACATATGATTTTATATACAAGACAATTAGTCTATTATTAGCGCAAAACAATGAGTATATTTACATAGACATAGATGAAAAAGGATATTTAAGAGGATTATATCCGTTAAATCCATTATTTTGCACATTAGTCGAAGATGATGGTGAAGTTTGGCTCAAGTTTCAATTTATTGATGGTAATATTTACTATGTAAAATACAGCAGAATAATTCATTTGAAAAATTTCTATAACAAGCACGATTTCTATGGAGATACAAACCAAGTTTTAGACAAAGCGATAGAAACACAAACAGTTGCAGATGATGGGATAAAAAACGCAATAAAGATAAGTGCATCACTAAGAGGAGTATTGAAAGCAGCAAATGCAATATTAAAAGATAAAGATATAAAAGATATGAAAAACAATTTTGTTCAAAGTTTATTATCAAGCACAGATGGGATAGGAAGCTTAGATGCAAGAATGGATTTTAAAGAAATAAATTTAAACCCAGTTTTATTAGAAAAAGAGCAGCTGGAAATGGTAAATGGAAACATATATGGATACTTTATGATATCAGAAAATATTATAAAAAGTAAATATACAGCGGATGAATGGAATGCTTTCTACGAAAGTGTTTTAGAGCCGAAGGCAATACAAATGGGACAAGCTTTTACAAATGCAATATTTAGTGAAAAAGCAATTAAAGATGGACATAGAATAGAATTTTCGGTTAATCGTATAAAATATGCAAAAACAGAAACGAAGATAACTTTAATAAAAGAAGCAGGAGCGCTTGGTTTAATAACTGTTGATGAAGGAAGAGAAATATTAGACTTGCCTGCGATTGGCGGAGAAGAAGGTAAAAAAAGATTACAAACATTAAATGTAATAAATGCAAATTTAGCAGACAAATATCAAGGAGGTGGAAATGATGGAAAAAGCAATAAAGGAAATGAGAATTAGTGAATTAAAAGCATTACAAGAAGAATCAGGTGAAATGATAATTGAAGGATATGCGGCGGTATTTGAGCAAGAAACAGACTTAGGATGGTGCAAAGAAATTATAAGCAGAGAAGCTTTTAATGACTGCAATATGTCAGACTGTGTATTAAAATATAATCATAATGACAATTGCTTAATTTTAGCTAGAACTAGAAACAAAAGTTTAGAATTAATAGTAGATAGTAAAGGCTTAAAAATAAGAGCAAAATTGATAGACACAACACAAAATCAAGATATATACAAAATGATAAAAGCAGGATTACTAGACAAAATGAGCTTTGCGTTTTCTGTAAGAAAACAGGAATGGGACTATGAAACAGACACAAGAAGAATTACAGAAATTGCGCAATTATTTGATGTTTCTGTAGTTGATGTTCCAGCTTATGATGGTACAGAAATATATGCAAGAAGCAAAGAAAAATACAAAGAAGAAAAAGAAAAATATAAAGAATTTAAAAATGAAAAAGAAAAATTAAAACTATTATTAAGTTTATAATCTCGATAAAGGAAGTGGTGGTAGAACTACTTCTTTTTTGGTTGGTAGAAATCAAATAGAGACTTTATAAAAGCGGTGGTAGAACTGCTAAAAATAAAAAAATAGGAGGAAATAAAAATGACATTAAAAGAATTAAATCAAAAGAAAGAAGAATTAAGAAAAAAAATAGAAAATGCTAAACCAGAAGAATTAGAAGAAATAAGAAAAGAAGTTGAAACATTAAAAGATGTTAAAGTCGAAGAAGAAAAAACAGAAGAAATGGATGAAAGAAATCTATTGAAAGGAGCAATTGAAGATTTAGAAAAAAGAAATGTAAATCTTTCAAATGCAAAAGTTATTGAAAAACCAAAAAAGGAGGAAAGAAAAGTGAATGAAAAAGAATTAATCGAACAAAGAGCAAAAGATTTAAAAGAAGGAAAAACAGTTAGTATAGCATTTGATAATGCAGAACAAAGAAGCGTAACAGTCCAAGGTGGAACTATACTAGTGCCAAAAAAATACAAAAATGAAATATCAGAAAGCTTTAATGCTGTATCCGGGATGGTTGACATGTTGAATACAGTACCACTAAATGGTGGAGACTCTTACAATGTAGCTTTTGAAAAAGGATATGGAGAAGGAGATTACAGTACAGAAGGTGGAGAATATAAAGACATAGATGTTGAAACTGATTATGTTGAAACAGGTAGAGCTAAAATTACATCATATATTGAAGTAACAAAAGAAGTTAAAAAATTACCTGCTGCTGCATATTTAGCATTAATATCAAAAAGAGTAACAAGCTCAATTAAAAAGAAAATAGGTGCACAAGCAATCATAGGTGCTGGAACAACAAATACTATAAAAGGTATTTACAATGCAGATGTAAAAGTAATGCCAACTGATGCTAACACAAGTGATATAGAATTAGCAGGTATAGATGCTGACACATTAAACGAAATTACTTTTGCGTATGGCGGAAATGAAGATGTTGAAGCTCCACAAACATTAATATTATCTAAAGAAGATTTAAAAGCTTTTGCAAAAGTAAAAACAGAAGATGGAAAATTTGTTTATACTATAACAAAAAATGGAGCAAAAGGAACAATTGCTTATAAAGATGGAGGACTAGCTGTACCATTTGTCATCAATTCAGCTTGTAATTCAATTTCAAATAAAGCAACAACAGCTGGAAAATACACAATGATTTATGGTTCATTAATGGACTTTGAATTACCTGTTTTCTCTGATTTAGAAGTTCAAGAAAGCACAGATTATCAATTCAAAAAAGGCATGATTTGTTATAGAGCTGATGCTATCGTAGGTGGAACAGTATCTAAATATAATGGATTCGTAAGAGTAAAAAAAGCTAATGTTGTTTAAAAATAGGAGGACTATATGGAAAAATTGTTGAAAATAACTAAGCAATGTTTGAGTATTGTGGAAACAGCAACGCTTAAAGATGAAGAAATCAAAATGCTTATAAAAGCAGGAATAGAAGATCTAAAAAGAATGGGAATTAATGTTACAGAAGCCACTGACAATGCATTAATTCAATCGACTATTATAATGTTTGTTAAAGCAAATTTTGGAAATACAGATATAAAAGAAAAAGAACAAGCTCAAAAGACATATAGTCTTCTATGCAATAATTTAAGTTTAAGCACAGATTATAAGGAGAGTGGTAGCAATGCGTGATGTAAGTTGTAAATTGCTATCTACTCAAGTTTCAAAAGATAGCATAGGAGTTTCAAAACCAAAACAGGTAATAGAAACTGAAGTTCCGTTGATAAAAGTAGAAGATGTTTATGCTAATGAGTTTTATAAAGCAAACGAGCAAGGATATAAACCGACTCTAAGACTGAAAATTTCTCCTTTGAGTTACGAGAATCAATCAGAATTAATTTATATGAATCAGACATATACAATTATTCGTGCTCAAGAAAGTACAGCAGATGAGCTTATATTGATTTGTGAAAGGAAAGTAAAAAATGTCAAAAGGAGTTAAAGTCGATGATTTATCAAAAGAAATAGAAAAAGCTTTAGTAGCATATTCTGATGATATTTCAGAATTAGTCAAAGAAGTAGCTGATGATGTAGGAAAAGAAGCTGTGCAAGAACTAAAAAATACTTCTCCAAAAAAGAAACGAAAAGGTGGCAGATATGCGAAAGGCTGGAAACTAAAAAAAGAAAAACTAGGTAAGAATAAATATTCTGTTAAAATACATAACAAAACAGATTATCAACTGACACACTTACTAGAATTTGGACATGCTACTAGAAATGGTGGAAGAACTAAAGCAATTCCGCATATAAGACCAATAGAGAAAAAATATTCTAAGGAATATGAAGAAAGATTAAAGAAGAAAATAGGGGGTATACAATGACTTTAGAAGAATTAAGAGTGAGATGTGAAGAACAAGGATTTCAATATGCATATGGAAAATTTGATGAAGAAGTAGAACCTCCGCATTTAGTTGCTATAACCATAGAGCCTAATAATTTTTTAGCGGACAATAAAGTTTACATGAAAAAAGAAAAAATTCAACTAGATTATACATATATAAGCAAAGACATAGAAATGCAAAACAAAATAGAAAATGAAATTCTAAGCGATGTCGTTTGGAATAAAACAGAAGAAACTTATTTGTCAGATGAAAAAATTTGGCAAGTGAGTTATTTTTTTGAAATTTAAAAAGAAAGAAGGAAATAAACATGGAAAACAAAGTTTTATATGGTATTAAAAATGTACATATTGCAAAACTAATAGAAAAAGATGGTCAAATTACTTATGGAGAACCATTTGCATTACCAGGAGCTAGAGGATTTTCACCAGATCCACAAGGGGAAGAGTCTAAATGGTATGCGGATAATATAATTTATTTTAGAAAAAATTCAAATCAAGGATATCAAGGTGATTTAGTTGTTGCAATGGTAAATGAACAATTCGAAACTGAGATATTTGGAAGAACAAAAGATAAAAACGGAGCAATAATAGAAAATGCAGAGGACAAAGAATCAAGATTTGCATTAATGTTTGAAGCTGATGGAGATGACAGACAAAGAAGATATGTTTATTGGGATTGTTCTGCTTCAAGGCCATCGAGAGAGCATAGCACAAAAGAAGAAGGTCTTGAACCAGGAACAGATAGTTTACCAATTACAATAGCACCACGTTCAACAGATAGCGCTATAGGAACTTATTTAGAACCAACAGAAGAAAATAAGGCTATTTACAATAAATTCTTTGATAAAGTATATGAAAAAGATGCAACAGCGGAAATATAGGAGGAAAATTATGAAAACAATTGAAATTTGCGGTAAAAGATATCAAATTGATTGCAATGCGTTAACTTATAAAAACTATCGTAGCAAATTTAACACAGATATTTTTAGTGATATAAGAATTTTACAAGCGTTTTTAACTAAACAAGTTTTATTAGCTGAGAGTTTAAAAAAAGAAAATCCTGATATAGATGATTCTAACATAATTTCAAGTTTATCAACTTTAATGTTGGATGATATGGGATTATTCATTGAAGCGGCAACAAGAATGGCTTATATAATGATATTAACAGCAAACAGAAAAGCACCGGAGTATGAAGAATGGCTAGAAGGAATACCAGTAATAAAAACAAATGATGAATGGATTGCAGAGGTAACGGAATTTGCCGTGAATTGCTTTTGTTGATAATGAACTATATGAAAAAATTCAAAATATTAATACCGACAATGAAGAACTTGTAGAAGAATATCCAGAACAAGAATTTATAGCTTCTTGCTTGCGAGTGGGATTAACGATAGATGACTTGAAAGAAATTACATATATAGAAGCAATGAAAATCTTATATTCAACTATAGAAAAGAAGAAAAATAAAAAAGTAAGGAAAGCTACCCAAGCTGATTGGGATAGATTAATGTAAGAGGCTATTTAGCCTCTTATTTTAGTATAAGAGGTGAAAAAATGGCGAATATAAAAGGAATTATGGTAGAAATTGGTGGAGATACATCAAACTTACAAAATGCATTAAAGAAAGTTAATTCTAGCACAGCTAGTTTAAGCAAGGAATTAAAAGGAATTAACTCTTTACTTAAGCTAGACCCAAAGAATACAGAGCTATTATCACAAAAGCAAACAGCTCTAAAACAAAATATAGAACAAACTTCTAAGAAATTAGAAGAATTAAAAAATGCACAAGAAATGGCTGATAGCACAATAGCAAGTGGTGGGAAAATTTCTCAAGAAAATTATAGAAATTTACAAAGAGAAATATTTGTTACTGAAAACAAGTTAAATAGCTTAAAAGCGGAAGCTTCTAATTGGTCAAAAGCAGGAAAGAGTATAGAAGAATTTGGCAACAAGATAACAAATATATCAAATAAGATTGATAATATGGGTAATACTCTAACAACAAAGTTAACATTACCTATAGTTGGGATAACTACAACAGCAATTGCTTCAATGGATGATGTGGATGAAGGATTAGATACTATTGCAACAAAAACTGGAGCTACGGGTTCAACAGCAAAAGAATTGCAACAGATATATAAAGAAGTTGCAAGTGAAGTACCAGGCGATTTTGCTGATATTGGTGCAGCCATAGGAGAAATTAATACTAGGTTAGACTTGACAGGAGGTAAACTAAAGACAGCATCTATAGATTTCTTAAAATTTGCGAAAGTAAACGGAACAGATGTAAATACTTCTGTGCAGTTGGTTACTAGAGCAATGGGAGATGCAGGAATAGAAGCTGATAAGTACTCAGAATTATTAGATATGCTTACTGTAGCAGGACAAAAAAGTGGGATTTCTATAGAATCACTAACGACAAATCTTGCTAAATATGGTGCACCAATGAGAGCTTTAGGCATAGATACAAAAAATGCAATTGCAATGTTTGCTCGGATGGGAGAAAGCAGGAGTAAATACAGAAATTGCATTTTCTGGAATGAAAAAAGCTATATCGAACTGGGGAGCAGCAGGAAAAGATTCTACAAAAGAATTTAGTAAAACTTTAAAAGAAATAGAAAAATGTCCAACGATTGCAAAAGCGACTACAAAAGCGATTTCAGTATTTGGTGCAAAAGCGGGACCAGACTTAGCAGATGCAATAAAAGGAGGAAGATTTGAATTTCAAAAATATATAGAAGCATTAGATAGTGGAAAAGGAACAATAGAAAGTACATATGAACAAATAATCGATGAAGTAGATGATACCCAACTTGCAATGCAAAATGCAAAAGTTGCAATGCATGATGCAGGAGAAATTGCGGCAAAAACGATTGGTCCAATTTTGTTGGATTTGTCAAAAAAATTTAAGGGGCTAATGGAAAATTTTGATAAATTGAGTGACAAAGAGAAAAAACAGATTTTAAATATGATAGCAATAACAGCATCAATAGGACCAGCAGTTAAAATTTTAAGTGCACTTGGAAAATCAGTAGGTACAGGAACTAAAGCAATAGGAACATTCACACAAGCTGTTGGTCTTATAGGAAAAACAAGTACAGATGCTTTTAAAAAAGCTTCAGAAGGAACACAATCTTTAGCGAGTGGATTAACTTTTTTAACATCTCCTGCAGGACTAGCAACAGCAGCAATAATGGCAGTAGCAACAGGAGCAGCTTATTTAGCATATAAACAAACAGAAGCGGTAAGGGAAGCTAATAAATTAGCTGAAGAAATAACAGCTCAAAAACAAAAATATGAGGAATATAATCAAAGCATAGATCAAACAACAAAAGTAAATTTAGCTCAGATAGATTCAGTCAGCAAGTTGAAAGAAGAATTAACAACATTAGTAGATGAAAACGGAAAAGTAAAAGAAGGATATGAAAGTAGGGTAGATTTTATATTAAATCAACTAAGTAGTACGTTAGGGATAGAGTGTAAACTAAATGGAAATGTGGTTCAAAGCTATAAAGATTTACAAGGCGAAATAGATAATACTATAGAAAAGAAGAAAGCAGAAATAAAATTAGAAGCATACAAGCAAAAATATGAAAATGCGGTAAATACAGAAGTAGAAGCTGTTTCAAAACAAAAAGAGATAGTAGACAAACTGGGAATGTCTTATAATGAAGTTAGACAAAAGTACGGAGAGTGGATCGACAAATACAATAGTAGTAGCCTTACAGGGAAAGATATAGATAATTTAACTCAGTCAGAATATAATCATAGGGCAGAATTGTCAAAACTTTCAAAAGCATACGAAGAGCAAGAAGATGTAGTGAAAAAATGTACTGAAGATAAAAAGAATTATGAAGATAATTATGCCTTATTTGTTGAGAAAAAGTACAACGAAATAGGAAAAACGATAACAGATACAACTAAAAATTGGTCAAACTCTTCAGTACAAGAAATCCAAAATTCGATAATTGAGCAACAGAAAGAGTTGGACAAATACAAGGAAATGTATGAAAGGACAGGCAGTGAAGTTGAAAAACAACAAATGGAACAAGCACAACAAAATTTGCAAAACCTAGCAAATGAATTAGCTGATAGGACAAAGACAATTGGTGATTTGGGAAATGATGAGATTTTAGCTTGGAGGAATTTATCTAACAATTCATATAATGAGTATAAAAATGCTATATCTAAAATGAGTCCCGAAATGCAACAAAAGATACAAGATGTAACAGGAGTAATAGTCTCGGATACAAATTTATCTGATGCAACTTCTTCTAAAGCAACAGAAATGACATTTATGTTTGATAAAAAGCTGAAATTAGGGGAAAGAACAAAGCAAGAGATAAACAATAGTGCAGACTCTTTAAAAAATGATACTACTGTACAAACAGAAGCAGGAAATCTTGGAAAAGATGTTGATACAAGTTTTAATAGTAAGCTAGACGGATGGAAATGGGGTTGGGATTTAGTAAAAAACATTTATGAAGGTTTAACAAACCCAGAATCGAGAGGCAAAATTTCGGAAGGGTCAAATATATTGGCTTCAATAATTGATTCAATTTTAGGATTTTCTTTGCCAGAAAAAGGGCCATTATCGAATTTTGACAAGTCAATGCCAGATATGATTGATTTAATGAGCACAGGAATAGATAGAAATAAAGCGAAAGTAATAAATTCAGCGGAAAAACTTGCAAAAGACTTAAATAAAACGTTGAAAAGTGATATTATGTTTTCTACTGTTCAAGATTTTGGAAAGTTGCAAGGAAATTTAAGCAGAGAAATTGCAAACAATACAAGCACTGTAAACAATAATAATAAGATAACACTTCAAATATATCCCCAACAACTAACAGAGAAGGAATTAGACAAAGCAGTAGAGTATTTAAACAAAAAATTAGGGCAATATATGTAATATATTATTAATTTCGACATTTTTCGACAATAAAATACTAAAAGGTATGATAAACTCTTTTTATAATTATAAGAAAGGGGAAAATAAATGGAAAAGAATGAAGAAATAAAGGTAACTTTAGAACAAACTGGGGAATGTGGAAAAAAAGAAGAGCAAAAGAAAGAAAAAAATTTTTATAAAGAATGGTGGTTTTGGGTAATTGTAGGAATAGCACTTTTTTCACTTATTTTAAATTTTTCTCTTCCTAAAAACACAAAAACATACAAAACAAGTAGTGATGTATCTAATACAACAAGTAATATGAACAGTAGCGTAACTAATAAAACAAAAGCGAATCCATACAAAATTCAAAATGAATATGATGGGCTATATAAATTTATACTAAACAGTGATAATGGCTCAGGATATACATTTACATCAAAAGGTGTTATAGTATTTGATAATGGAACGTGTAAAGCAAAATATTTAATTAATAGTGATACTATAACTGAATATAGTAGAGAATATAATGGCTTTTGTGGTATTAATGAAGAAGATTCAAAGTTCTATTTTTCATTAAACGATAATGAAAAAGTGTATCAATGTACGAAAACTGACCAAGGTTTTTCTTGTGTACTAAATAGTGAATATGATTTAGCAGGATGTTCTAATAAAGAACTAGTTTTAACCTATGTGGAGGATTCACAAGATATTGATAAAGTTTTAGCACAAGTAAAAGAAGAAGAAAAAGTAAAAAAAGAAGAACAATTCAAAGAAAGTTGCCAAACATATACATTTGAACAAATGGCAAGAAATCCAGACAAATTCAAAGGTACGAATGTTAAAGTAGTGGGAGAAGTTGTACAAGTAATATCAGACAGTAATTCAACTAATTTAAGAGTAAATATAACCAAAACTGGTACATATACAACATATTATACAGATACTATATATGTTGTATATCAGCCAGAAACAGGTGAAGATAAAATATTAGAAGGTGATATTATTACGATTTATGGTACCTCACAAGGCGATAGTTCTTATACTACTGTATTAGGTGCAACTGTAACATTGCCCAATATAGCTGCTAAATATATTACAATAAATAAATAGATATATTTAATAAAGAAAATAATGAATTTTAAATAAAATGAACCTTGATTGTTATACAACTAAGGTTCATTTTCATATGGGGAGGAAAAGCGGTGGTAAGAGAATTTAAATTAATAAATGAAAAAGGTCAAAGTTATTCGCTAATGGATGTAGAAAATGCTTGTTTATTAACAGACCCTGACGGATTGGGGTACTCATATGATACCGACTACGAACAAGTGGGAAATACATTCATAGAAAATCTAAAAAAAATTGAGCAGGGGAAAATAACAGGAACAGCTAACTTTGAAAAATATGATAATTATAAAAAGCTTGTTAATTTTATAGATGATGCAGAAAGTTTAAGATTTTCATACAAGATACCATTCACAAACAAAGAAAAAGAATATTTTAAGAATGTTAATTTCAAAGAAATAACAAAAACACAAAAGGCAGAAAATGGAATAATAAGTGAAACAATAACTTTTGAATGTTTGGGATTATGGTATGAAGAAAATACTATAGAATATAAAATAAATCCTTCTGAAGATGAAATTAGATGGGATTTTATTTGGGATGCAATGTTTAATGATAATAATAGTCAAAATGTAATTTATCAAAACACAGGGCATGTTCCAGCACCGATTGTTTTAGAAATGAGTGGACCTGTTTCAAATCCGCATGTAGAAGTATATATTGAAGATATGTTATATCAAGAACTAAAAATAAATACGACTATAGCGGAATATGAAAAGCTTATTTATAACAGCAAAGAAAATGAATTTACAATAAAGAAAATAAAAACAGATGGAACAGAAGAAGATCTATTTGATTTAGATATAATTGATTTTGAGAATGATAATGTAATAAGAATACCAAAAAACAAAACGTGTGAAATTAGATTAAAAGCAGACAATATAATAGAAAATGCTAAACTAACTATATTACCTCAATATAAAAGCGTATAGGAGGAAAACATGAAAATCAAGTATAATGGAAAAGAATATGTAGCAGAATATAACAGTCAGACAGGATACTACGAAATAAACTTAAATGCTCCCAATACGGGTGGAATTTACAATACAGAAGTTGAATTTACAGATTTACTTGAACAAAAATATGTAGAACAGAAAGTAGTACAAGTATTAGCAAAAGAAAAAATTAAAAATAAAAATGGAACAACATTTATGTGGGTATTTGATGGCAATGATTTTAAAATAAAGGGAATTATGGAATTAAGTGACTATGAAATATCTATTGATGAAGAAACTAATTCAAATACTATTATAAATGTGTTAAAAAACATACAAGCCAAAGAAGACGATATTGTTGCTATAAAAAAAGAAAATGAAGTAGTGTATTGGGGAATTGTTAAAAAAGTAGAAAACGAAGATGGGAAAACATTATATAAATACACATTGAAATACATTACTAATATGTTTGACCAGAAAGTTATTCTAAAGAATGAAGATATAATAAAAACAACAGGAATAGAAGATTTTATAGAGAAAACAATTAAAGAAAATTTTACAAACAATACAGATACTTTCTTGAATAAGACATATTTAAAGATAGTAGTAAAAACACATACTAAAATACAGACAACAGTGGATAATGTTCAAAATGGTATTTACAATTTACATACATGGATAACAAATTGTACACAGAGATATAATATTGTGTACAATTTTTCTATTGAATCAAAAAAATTAGTAATTACAATAGAAAATAAAGCAACAAAGAAAGTATTGATTGATACAACAGCTCAAGCAATATCAAATTATTCAGAAGTTTTTGAAACTAATGTAATTTCAAAAGTAACAGTACTCACAAAAGAAGAGGGCGAATATAACTTATATTTATTAACAGATAGAACAACAACTACAGATATGAAAAACGAAAATAGAGCAAAAGGAAAAGTGGAAACAGTATATACAGAAAAAATGGAAGATGCACCGCAAAAAGCACTAGATACAATGAAATCAAATAGCTATAATCATAATATAACTTTTAAAATGTTAAATAAATATATGAAAGTTGGAACGCCGATTGCAATCAAAACGAAAAATAGTATAGTACCAGATACGTACATTTCTGCAGTAAAAATAAATCAAAGCAAATTTATAGAATATACATGTGGAAATATAAGAATCAAATTTATAGATAAATTATTGAAGGAGAGGAAAAATGGTTAAAGGTGAAACTTACGATAAACAATTATTTGAAAGCGATGCTTTCAGACACTTTATTAATATCTTTTTAAATAAACAAAGTGGAGTTACAAAAGGATGCGAAGTTACAAAAGATGCTCAAAACATAACAGTAGCAGCAGGGTGCTTTGTAATTCAAGGTGGACTTTTAAAAGAAACGACAGGAACAGACAATGCAATTCCAACTGAGGCTGGCTATTATAAATTAGTTTATGAAATTGACTTATCAAAAACAAACAATAAAGATGAGTTCAAACAGGGAAGTTATAAATTCGTAAAAGCTTTGGGAGATTATCCTAAGCTGATACAAGAGGATTTAGATAATGGAGGAACAATATATCAATTGTCGTTCTGTCAGTTCAGAATTACAGAAACAGGATTGCAGGACTTTAAAGATCTAAGAGAGATAATTGATTATGGAATATATGTAAAAAAAGCAGAGTGTAGTTACATTGTAGCGACACTTAAAACTGCACAAGAAATATCAAGAGGAGATAACTTTTTAGTAAAGCTTAATGTTGCAGATGAGAATGGAGATTTTTTTAAGCTAAATAGTGCTGGAAAAATAGAAGTATTAAAGGATTGTATGGCACATTTAAGTTCAAAACTTTTTGTTCATGACTGTGGAGGAGAAGGATATGTATTTTCTAAAATAAAAGTAAACAACAATGAAATATCGTCTTCTCTAGAGAGAATTGTTAATAGAGATTATACGCAAAGCATAGACTCTGGAATTACATATGAACTGAAAAAAGGAGATATAGTATCATTAGCAGTGGACTACACATCTGACACAGGAAATCCGAAAATACGAAGTGGAGCTAATGTTACTAATATTTCAATTTCAACATTTTAAAAGGAAAGTGAAGAAATGGAAAATAAAATTAAAGAAATTGTAATAGAGCCTTCAAAGATTTTCGAAGACTCTATTTTTAAAATAAAGATAAAGGCAATTAGATATATGACTTGTAAAGAAATGAAAACAAAAACTTGTAAAGAAGCAAAAACATGGACTTGCAGAGAGGTTGATGGAAAATGAGAAAATATAATGGAATTATAGTATATGAAGAGACAGATAAATGCGCACTAGACGAATATTCAGAACAACTTGCAAAAGATATAGAACAAAAATTTAAAGATGAAGCATATCCAGGAAAAAACTTCTCAATATTTAAAACATATTTATCTATAAATGAAATGGAATTAGACAAAGAAAATGTTGAGGAAGGAAATTTTGTACTTATTGCATCAAGCGTAGAAGATGAGGACAATGCAAAACTATATGTAAAAGGAGCCAAGGATTTTACTTTTTTAACTGATTTGTCAGGTGCACAGGGTATTAAAGGTGAAAAAGGCGAAAAAGGAGATACCGGCTTACAAGGTATTCAAGGAGAAAGAGGACCACAGGGACTACAAGGCATTCAGGGACCGCAAGGCCTTCAAGGTAAAAAGGGTGAACAAGGTGAAAAAGGCGAAAAAGGTGATATAGGACCACAAGGTATTAAAGGTGATACTGGACCACAAGGTGCTCAAGGACCACAAGGAATCAAAGGTGAACAAGGGGTTCAAGGGGTGCAAGGTAAAAGAGGATTACAAGGCGAAAAAGGTGAAAAAGGAGAACCAGGAAAAAATTTCTCAATATTTAAAACATATTTATCTATAAATGAAATGGAATTAGACAAAGAAAATGTTGAGGAAGGAAATTTTGTACTTATTGCATCAAGCGTAGAAGATGAGGACAATGCAAAACTATATGTAAAAGGAGCCAAGGATTTTACTTTTTTAACTGATTTGTCAGGTGCACAGGGTATTAAAGGTGAAAAAGGCGAAAAAGGAGATACCGGCTTACAAGGTATTCAAGGAGAAAGAGGACCACAGGGACTGCAAGGCATTCAAGGACCACAAGGCATTAAAGGTGATACTGGACCACAAGGTATTCAAGGCGAAAAGGGTGAAAAAGGAGAACCAGGAAGCCCAGGGAAAAATCCTACAATATCAGAACTATCGTTTATAACCACAAAAGAAATAATAGAAAATACAAATTATGAAGTACCTCAATATATAAAAGGTAACAATTCATTAAGTATATTTTATGAGGGAACAAAACTAATAAAGAATGTACATTATGAAGAAGTTGATACGACACATATTAAGTTTTTGAGTTGGAATGTACCAACTCAAAGTAATTTAGAATTTATAGTTAGAAACTGATAAAAAAATTAAACACAAAAACGATGGGTTTTAAGGAAAAAGCAAATTGTAGTAAAAAATAGGAGGTGAAAGCAATGGCTAAACCTCTTATTTTAATTTTGAAAGAAAAAATAAAAACGGCGTAATTTATGAGATTACAGCCAAAGGAGGAAAATATGAGTAAACCTAAGATTTTAGAATTAATAGAAACAGTTAAAAGGTCATTTATTGTCGCATATTTGGGTGCAAATCAAGAAATTTCTCGTGGAAATAATTTTGAAATTAAATTGGAGACTTCGGATAGTTTAGGAGATTATTTTGAATTAACAAATAAAACAATTAAAGTTCTTAAAGATTGTACTGCAATTATAAGTGGAAATGTCTTTGTAGACAAAACAGCGGGAGATAATTATATTTGGTTGAAAATTCATATAAATAATAAAGCATTTTCAAGCATGTTAACAAGAATTATAAACAGAGATTATACTACTGCCGGTATTCCAGGAAAGGCAGTTTCTTTAAGAGCAGGCGATATAATTAGTATGAAGATAGATTATACGAGTGATTCCGGAAATCCTACAATTCGTCCAGATCATAATACTACATTTTTATCAGTTGTTAAAATATAGGAGGACGCAATGCAGGAAATAGGAAAAATAATCTTAAATTGGGCAATACCTGTTGTTCTACCAAGTATTCTTGGCTTTTTAGTAAAACTATTCAAAGATATGAAAACAATGAAAACAAGTCAACTAAGCTTGATTAGAAGCCAAATTGTAGGAAAATGCGAAAATTATATGAAACAAGGGTATTTGCCTGAATATGCAAGGTACTGTTTAGAAGAATTATTCAAACAATACCAAGTATTAGGTGGAAATCACGGAATAGAAGTTTTAGTAAATAAATGTTATGAATTACCAATATCAAAGAAGGAGGGATAGCAATGAATAACGAGCAAAAAAGAAAAATAATATTAATAATTTCAGCAGTAATAGTTGGAATATTAGGTGGATTGGGATTTTATAAAACAAATGAAAATAGCTCAACTAATGAAATTGTAAATGGTGTAGTAAATGAAGTTAAAAACAATATTAGCACATACGATATGACAGAACAAGAAATAAAAGACTTACCAACTACAGAAATACAAGTACAAACAGAAGAACAAGAAAAAGCAGTAGCAGGAGAACAAACAGTTGAGGATGAAAAATTTGAACAGCAAGGAGAAATAGCATACAATGGCACAAGCGAATATCCTAATGTTACTTTAGGAAATTATCAAGGACTTACATATTATAGTCAAATAGACAATAGATGGCGTTATAAAATGTATTCTAGCGTAGGAAATAGTTCTCAAACAATAGGAACATCAGGTTGTGGGCCAACTTGTGCAAGTATGGTAGTAACAGCAACAAAGGGAACAATAACACCACCAGAGATGTGTGATTTATTTGTAAAATACGGATACAGAAGTGCCAACAATGGAACTTATTGGAGTGCTTTTAGATTTGTAGCAGATACATTTAATATAGGGTATCAAGAAACAACAGACATTCAAAGAGCATTGCAATTATTAGAAAGTCAAAATTATGTTGTGGCTAGTTGTGGTAATGGATTATTTACTACAGGTGGTCATTTTATTTTACTAACTAAAGTTGAAAACGGAATGATAGAAATATATGATCCATACTTGTATGCTGGTAAATTTGATACAGCTACAAGAAGGGGAAAAGCAGTAGTTGAAGGCAATAAAGTTTATGTAAGTGTAGACAACTTCAAAAAATATGCTAATTACAAAGGTTTCTTTGCATATAAATATGATGGTAGTACACAAGAAAATAAACAAACAGTTACAACACAAGCATATACTAGATATGTAAATGCTAAAATAGGATTAAATATAAGAAATAATGTGAATGGAAGCATAATAGGTTCTTATAAATATGGTACAGCAGTATTAGTATATGAAACAAGAGATGGCTGGAGTAGAGTAGGAACAAATAGATGGGTTTCTAGTAATTATTTAACAAGTTATATGCCTTCAACACAAAATACTGTTAAAACTATTTCTGGTGTGAAATATACAACAGGAAAATACAAAGTAAATGCTAGTACATTAAATGTTCGTACAGGTCCTAGCACAAAATATAAAATAAAAGGATATAAACGATTAACAGCAAATGCAAGATACCAAAATAAAAGATTAGGAAATCAATATACTAATGGATTAAAATGTGGAGTAGTAACAACAGTAACAAAGGTTCAAAATGGATTTGGATTAACTCCAAGTGGATGGATTGCATTGAGTTATTGTACAAAAATATAAAAAATAAAAAGGGGTGTAAAAGCCCCTTTAATTATTTTCGTCTTTATCTTTATATTCATAAAGCTTGTCTCTTTTTGATAGTATTTTTTTTAAGTCAGAGATTTTGTCAAAATCACTTTTTTTAAGTTCTCTTTGATAGTTAGCATAATCAGATATAAGCTTTTCATATTGAATAAATCTTTTATCAAAAATAGTTTCATTTGATTTATTCTTAGGACAAGATTTGGACATATTGGTTAGGAATTTTTCTGCTTTTTCTATTTCAGTTAATAAGTCCTTCTTTTGAACTCCTGAATTTACTATAGAGTTATCTACTATTTTTAAATATAGAGGTCGTATGTTTTTTAAATAATCTTCATAGTTTTCTATATTTTCATAACTTTTTTTTACTTCTTTCCAATTTAATACCATATAATCACTCCTTTTTTTCATACTATATCACACTAAAAATAAAAATGCTATCGAAATTTGTCATAAAGTGAAAAATATAAAAAATGACTTAAAAATCAAGGTATGTGTAATTATATTAAATAAAAAATAAAACAGCTTAAAATCGATTTTGAAAGCTTAAATTTTTGCTAAAATTCGATGAAAATGGTGGGTTTTATAATCTTGCAATTTGTCAAAATTTGTGGTAAGATATTGACAGTAGCACAAATAAATGTTACGATTTTATAACATAAATATTACAAATAATAATATTTAGTAATATTTATTGACAAAAGATAATATTAATATTAATATAATAAAAAAAGAATAAGAGCCGAAGCCCTTATTCAGTCAGTTGTTTTTTAGGAGTTTGAGATTTATTCGAATCAGCGGGATTTGGATAAATCTCAAATTTTCTTTTGGTAGATTCGTATTTAAACGAGTATCCACGTTTTGAACAAATATGTATCAATCCGTAAATGCCACCGAAAGAAAATTATTACACCTAATAACCAGAACAAACAATTTTGCATGGTGTATCCTCCTTCTTTTGTAATTTGCACCAACTCATCTTGCGAAAAGCCAGGTGCATAAAATAATATTTAAATGTTGGTCATAGAAGTTTAAATACTAATCTATGCACCCAACTTGAAGGAGTAAAACAACTTGTGCTTATTATATATAAAAATATATACTGTGTCAACACAAAAATTGACAAAAAATAACAGTAATCTTCGACAAATTTCAACACACTTATTTTACATAAAATGTTAAAATGTAAAAAAAGGAGATGATGATTATGGAAAAAGAATATAAAAAAGCCTTGCAAATGATAAAAATATTAAAAATAAGAAAAACTAAAGAATATAACAGACTGCATAAATATTATAAGTTGTTAAGTATAAATAGTTTAAAATACATATCTCAAGAGAAAGACTTTAAAAAAGTAGTAGAACTAGCAAATATTATATGAAATTTATTGACTGGTGTCATATTGATTTTTAGTAAGCGATGTGATATAAAATTAATGCAGTAAATAATGCAATAGGAAAAGTTTTTAATATTTTCAAGAAGTTAACAAAATAAGAAAAATATTGATTTTAGTGGCATTAAGTCATAAAAATGCTTAAGATTTTATGAATTAATATAGTAAATAGACCATCGGTACCAATGACGTATCTGTTCGAACTAATAAACAGATAGATACAAAAATCAATCAGAAAATAAAATCTGGTTGATTTTTTTGTTGTCTAAAAACAATATAAAAATCATCCAAATGAAAGGATGGTGTTAAAATTGAAAATAATTAAACAAGAATTACAATTTGAAGAATGTCTAAAACAGAGACTTGAATTTATATGTGAATTTGCTAAAGTTACCCCTACTTTTATAAATGGTAGCATTAGAAAATTAGAAAAAACTAATCTTACATATATTGAGCCACATAAAGTGATTATTAAAAGTATTACTTTTTTAGTTTTTAATTATTCAAATGATGTGTATATTTCAAACTTATCTAAAAAGATAAAATTATCAGAGTTAGAAGAATATTTGAAAAAAATATAAATTTGTAAATATTTGACATTTCTTGAAATCGTGATATAATATAGCCAATTAATGCATATAGCTGTTCGTCAAAAGCTATATGTTTACGAGCACTTTGAAAAATTTATATTATATTACAATTATATTGTATTTTGTTAAACGGATTTAAGAGATGTCAAAAGTACTCGTATTGTACTTTGATGTCTCTTTTTTGTTAGATTGGAGGTTTGAAAATTGAAAGATGAAAAGAAAAAATGTGGCTTATATATGAGAGTATCAACAGAAGACCAAGCAAGAGAAGGTTTTAGTCTCCCAGAACAAAAAGAAAGATTAGAATCTTTTTGTAAATTTAAAGGTTATGAAATAATAGATTATTATCAAGATGCTGGAATTAGTGCTAAGACTGGTAATCATAGACCAGAATTTGAGAGATTAAAAGATGATATAAAAACTAAAAGAATAAATACTATTGTTGCTTTAAAGTTGGATAGAATAACAAGAAGTATTTATGATTGGGAAAATTTAATGACATTTCTAGATGAAAACGATGCTTATTTGGATTGTGTAAATGATGAAATAAATACAACTAGTGCAAATGGTAAAATGATTTCAAGGTTATTAATGAGTGTTAGTCAAAATGAAATCGAAAGAACAAGCGAAAGAACTAAAGTAGGACTAGCTGGTGCAATTAAATGTGGTCATATTCCACATATAGCCCCATTAGGATATAAACATGAAGATAAAAAACTAGTAATAGACTATGCTACAAAAGATGTTATAGTTAGAATATTTGATTTATATTATAATGGTTATTCTTATCAAAAAATAAGTAATCTATTCAATGAAGAAAAAGTATTAGGAAAAGATAATTGGAGAGACTCTACAATACAAAACATTCTTGAAAATGAAATATACAAAGGTGATTTTATTCACGGAAAAAGGACAAAAAATCCAACATATTATGAAGATGTTGTTGAACCTATTATTTCAAAAGAGATGTGGGCTGATTGCCAAGTTCAGAAAAAGAAAAATTCAAGGAGTTATCAAAGAACACTCACCTATTTGTATTTACAAAAACTAAAATGTCCTAAATGCAATCGTATTTTAGGTGGTAAAGCTACTACAAAGAAAAATGGGAAAACATACTTCTACTATTATTGCAATGATTGTAAAATTCAATTTAAAGAAAATGTAATAAATGAATATTTCGAACAATTTATAGATGAATTAACTGAGTATGATTCTGTTGTAAATCAATTCTTTTTGCCTATGATAAAACAAAAATTTGATGAACCTAAAGAACAATTAGAAAAAGAAATAAATAATCAGAAATCTAAACTTGAAAGGATAAAAAAAGCATATATCAATGGAGCTTTTGAATTAAAGGAATATAACGAAGAAAAGCATATTGTTGAAAAAATTATTGTAGAACTTGAAGAAAAACTAAATATTACAGATTGCACAGAAGAACTAAAATTTACTCCAAAAGATATTTTGTTAAAAAGAGATATTGATTTTATTAATAAAATAAAACTAGATAAAGAATATCAAGAGAAAACTAAAACTTGGAAAGATTATACAAGAGAAGAAAAAGCTGATTTAATAATGAGATATGTTGAAGATATTGAACTTGCTTTAGTTGGAAATGAAGTAATTTTAAAACAAATAAATTTTAGAGATTCAATTTGTAAACCTTGCCAAAAATTATATGATAAAGGCTATATTGATATTACAAAGCCTATGATATTAGGAAATGTATTAGGTAGTGTTAGATTTAGTAACTATTTACCAGATGAGGAAGTCTGTGAAATAATAATGAGGTTACAACAATATTATGATGTTCATTTTACAGAGGCAACATATTATTTACAAAAGCAAATGTTCTATTTCAACTTTGTTGAAGATAATAGTGCTATTATTAGAGTGTTCCCATTAGAAGATTATTATAAATTAGATCCTAATAATAAAATGGAAAAATATAGATTTGGAATTTTATATATTAACGAAGAAGATAAGTTTGAAATGCAAGATATTAATACAGCATTTGATTATATTCCAGATGAAAGTAATGATAGTGTAATTTATATGAAAGAACCTGTTCCTATTTCAGTGGGTGTTAAACCAGTAAAGTTCTGCGAAGATAACACTGAAGAAAAAAATTAACGTAGCACGTTTTGTTTTTATGAAATAAAAATGAAAGTGGTGATAGTTAATTTGAATAAAATTTGTCTGTGTAAGATAAATTTTATTGCCTCGCAGAGCCCCCGAGTTTTGATAAAATGTCAAAACTCATAGGGGGTTAGGACTTATGGCAAAGCCAAAGTCCATAGCTACGAAGAAATTTCAAAGGAGGGATTTTATGGAGCAAGAATTAGCATATTCTTTTCACTTAGGTAGTGATAAAAACAAAAGTAAATTAGCAAAAAAAGTAGCAAAAGATAATTTATCTGGGACTACTTCTCTATCTAATAATGCAATTCAAAATGCAAAAGATTTATCAGATGTTAATAAACACAATTTAAGAGATTATGATAATCAAAGAGAACTAATTAGAACAATATATGGTACTAATGATATTGTAAATGATGTAAAACAAGTATATTTAGATGAGTTTGAGCAAGCTAGAATCGAATATAACACAAAACAAAATCGTGATGACAGAAAAATTAAAAATTATTTTAAAAAAGTATGTGAGTCTCAAAATGATATAGCTTGTGAAATTATAATAGAACTTGGAGATATGGATTTTTGGAATAATAAAGATAATGAATACAGGCTAAAAATGGTTGATGTATATAATGAACAAGTAAAAGCTTTAATAAAAATTGTACCAACTTTTAAAGTAGCAAATGCCACAATACATTTTGATGAAACTTCTCCCCATATACATATTGTTGGTGTTCCAATAAAAGAAAATTGTACTAGAGGAATGAAAAAGCAAGTTGGAAAAAGTAAATTATTTACCAAAACGACACTTACTGAAATACAAGATAAAATGAGAAATGCTTGTATTAAGTCATATAACAAGTTTTATGAAGTTAATATTAAGTTAAAAGAAAAGCAAAAAGGTAGAAACCAAGACATTAATGTTAATGAAATGGGTAATTACAGAGAAATAAAGAAACAGCTAAAACAGAAAGAACAAAAACTTGAAAAAGCAAATAATCAAACGAAAATACTTGATAATTCTAGTAAAGATATAAAAGAAATTTTAAATAACCTAAAATCTACTAAACTTAACAAAAATAATATGATTATTTCAAACGAGGATGTTCAAAAAATCAAAAATTATACAGAAGATGTAAAAGATATAACCCAGACAGTAAGAAATGTAAATGACTTAAATATGGCAATTAAAGATTTTGAACACTCTAGCTTTGAAATAGAAAAAGAAAATCGCTCACTAAAATATGAAATAGAGCTAAAAGATAATGAAATCGACAATTTAAAAAAGGAACTATCTACTAAAGAAAAGATTATAGGCAAGTTACAAACCGAAAAAGAAAAACTAAAACAAGAATTACAGAAATTCAAAGGCTTTTGGCATAGTATTATGAGCCATTTTCACAAAAGAATTTGCTATGACAAAGATAATAACTATAAAATTGTTAGTGATGACTTATATAAAAATGGTATATTTGACGACAATGATAATGAAATCGCTAATAATATTTATAGAAAAGTAACTATACCAGATGAAAACAAGCAAACAAAAAATAAAAAGAAAAATAATGATACAAGATTTTAAAAGGAGGAAAAAACTATGAATAATGAATTACCAAAAACAAAAATTGATGAGAGAACAGGCATTGAATATCATTTAGATGGAGATTATTATATACCAAGCCTAGCAATGTCTAAACAAGAAAAAATCACTTTAAATAAATATGGGAAAATGAGATTAAAATACTTGAAAGAACACAAGAAAGCTGATTATACTATAATGCTAATGAATGGGACATTAAGTACACACTTAAAAGAAATACAAGAAACAGCAGATAATAGAGTACAACAGATTATTAGTGAGTTAAGAGCTAAAAGCAATTTGACAGAAGATATGAAAAATACTGATATGCTTTATTGGGTTGGCACAATGAACGCTATTAAGGCACAAGCAGAAGAAATTGTTTTTAGTGAATTGATTTATAGTTAATATTGTAAAAAGCGAATGAAAATTTTTCTCATTCGCTTTAAAATTTCTATGATGATTTGATATTTATTATTTTTTGTTTCAAAATTTTTGATTACATTTGGGGTATCTCGTATATTTCGTTATATTGTTATGCATTAAAAACAATGTACTTTTTACCAATTATCATTACCTCTTATTTTAAAAGTTTTCGATTATCATTGTTAAAAAGTTGCCTATAATTATCATGCCATACTGTTAATATTCCATTGTTTAATCTTTGCATTTTCTTTATTTCTCTTGAAGCTATATATATATCTGTACTTGGATAATATGTTGGTTTTAATATTATTTCTGTTGATTGTCCTTTTACTATAAGTGCATTAGATTCAGCAGCTCCTAATCTCTTAGTATAATTTTTATATAATGTTGGACAATTAGCCTTTAGTAATGATGGTATATTAGAAAAAACGTATTTATCTATAATATCAGAAGCATAATATCCTGATAATGTTCCATCAAAAGGATTTACATATATATGATTAAAGAAATCAATGTCTATAATTGAACCATGTATTGTTCCAGATCCACCAATTTCTCTAACTTGATTAGAAACGATTTTTTGATATTTAGTATATTTCTCTAAAGGTTCTTTATTTAGCAAGATTTGACTATCCATATTATCGTAGTAATAATGAACATCCTTTACATTTAATGATTTTAATGCACCACCATTTAATATAGCTAAACCTCTTATAGATGGTCTAATAAAACAATAGTAACCGTTTTTTTTCAACATGAATATTTCGCCATCTCTATTATAATCCATTCCAATATTTTTTCCTCTATAAAAATCATTGTATTGAGTTTTTGTTATAGTATATATTCCATCTGCATAATCTGAAAACAAATCATAATCATACTCTATACAAAAGGATTTAACAAAAGCAGTTTTATAATTATATCCTAATTGATTGTCTGCATATATTCTATATTCTCCATCGTCATAAAAATAATTTCTATGAGTATGTCCACTTACATAGACCCAATTTCTAACATATTCCTCTGATTTTGACCAATCTTTTTTTGAAGTATGCGTTAAAATAATAACATGTTTATCAGCAATACAAGTGGTTAATTTATCATATATTTTTTCAAATTTTTTAGTTTCATTTATTTCTTGTTCTCGATTTAGTGTATATCTATAAATACCATCATTAGCATTAAAATCATTATTGTATCCAGAAAATGCTATTCCTCCACTAATTACCAAGTTTGCCTTTTTTAATTTTTCTCTAATCGCTTTATCTGACAAGTTATTAATTTCTTCTTCCGAAATTTCTTCTAGCTTTTCTTCTTCAATATATAATAGGTTATTATGTATAAAATACATATCATTTGATATTATTAAATTCTTATAATTATTGATAATATCTTGTAATTTATGCCCAGCAAAATCCCATAATTCATGGTTCCCTAAAATAAATATAACTTTTATATTATATCTTTTTATTTCTTTTGACAATTCAGTAATAAACACTTTATAAAAATCATAGTTAGATGATACATCTCCACCTATTAAAAGAATCCTACTACTATTTTTCAAAATATTTATTATTATGTCTTTTATAGCAAATTCAATATCAAATATTGATTTACACTTTTGTAATCTATGCATTAAATGTATATCTGAAACATAAGAAACTCTTATATAACTATTATAATCGTTCATTGGTTCATTTAATAATAAATCCCTACTTTCATTTAATACTAATTGTGTTTCTTTCTCATTATTTATCGTTTTTTCAAATGAAAGAAGATTATTAGAATTATTTAATATTTCATATTTCAATCCAAGTTTATCCATTATTTCACTTCTAATATGTGCATTATCAAAATTAATATCTTTAATATCTTTTAAATTTGAAAGACCTTCGCAAAAAATCAAATCAGCATTGCTCAAATCATTATGCAAATAATAAATATAATTAAAAAAGTATTTAAACCCTCTTTTTCTTTCAAGTAAAGTATTTCCGTTTTGATCTGTCCATTTTTGTAAAACCCAAAATTTTTCCGATTCATAATACTTATTTACTATATGTGATATTTTTGTGCTATCTAATGGTAATAATGTATTTTCATTTATTTTACAATTTTTTATATCTTCTTCTGAAATTACTGCTTTTGATAAATCACAATCAGATAAATTTCCATCTAAATATTCTAAAAGTTCTTTAATATCATAGAAATACTTTCTAATTATAATTGGCCAATTTTTCCCTGTTATTTTATATGATTCTTCAATTATAAAATAATTTGTTCTTATATCAAATTTGCAGTTAGTTTCTTTTGTATAATTATTATTGGCTATGTCATCTGCCAAATTCTTTACTTTCTTTATATATCTGCTAATTGTTGCTGGTGCTCGTACATTTTTATTGTAATTAATTGAATTTAACACTTCTTTTGCAGGAAAATATAAACACATCTTTTCTTCTGATATAATGTTCTCACAATTATTTATTGCATCCATCAAAATTTTAAATGCTTTTTTAGGTTTATCCTTAATGAAATAGTAGATAAGTATATCTTCAAAATAATATTCGTGATATTTGCTTTTTTTAAAATTATTTAGAACTTTTATTAACTCTTTTAAATTTTTGCAATCTAAAACTTTGTTAATCCACAATTTATTTTTTTCTTTTTTTAATTCTGCACTTTTAAATTCAGCATGTAAATTTTCTAATTCATTATCAAGACTATCATCTGCAATAGTATAATCTATAAAAGCATTATTCTTAATCTTATTAACATCTATTTTGTATTTTTTTACCTGTCTTGAAGTAAATTCACATTGATAGTAGCAAGACTTTTCATATATATTGCCTTTTAAATACTCATAATAGTCATCAAATAATTCAAAATTGGTTATTATTGTTTCTAATATACTATTATTACTAAAATCCATTATGTATTCTTGAACAAAAAATCTATTAAAAATCACGTCATATCCTCTATGAGAATATACTCTCATTCCTGATTTTCTTTCAGCTTCTATAATATCAATATTATTTCTTAACTCTAATGGTATATCTTGATAATCAATATTTTTCTTTTTAATGTTTTTTATTATTATAGATATTTCTTTATTCATAATTTTTTCCTTCCTATAAGTTACTCTTAAAAATTACTCATATAGCTAAACAATATCATAAATTTACATTTTTCTCAATAAATTTCATTTAAAACTCTTGAATATTTATAAAAGTTATGTTAAATTTAGAATAATAAATTGATTGATATTTGTATCAATCGTCAAGAGAGCCAAAAAAGTTGTAGATAACTACTTCGTTGGTACCAAATAAGAAAAACCTTGTAACTGCTGAAATATAAGCACTTTACAAGGTTTGCTTTTATAAAATTAATGCAATACTAATGCAA